ATCGGTAAAGCCTCGGGTAATAAAGCTCTACATGCACGTATGTTACAGTATTCTAATGGATGGTTTAGACGTGGCGCACCTCTCACCGCGGATGGGGTGGCTGAGGGTAAGGTGTGCTCTACTAATAAGATAGTTATGGATAACGTCTTGAATACCGGTCAACGTCACTTCCACTTATATGCTATGTTTATTCCTAAGCGTTCCGTCCAATTCAACGGCTTCTGGTTCGATTCCGTTAGTTCCGTGTCGGCTGAGGTTGTTGAGCGATCTTTAGTATCACAATATGAAGCCGAGTTCGGTAATAAACCCATATGCAATGTTAGTTGATATTTAATAATATGGATAGTCTCATTATATACATTATAGGATCCGTCTTATTAGGATATGCTATTGGAAATTTCTCGAACCGCTGGCGCGTCCATCGCGCAGAAAAAATCTCGCGATCCGCTCGCGCATCTGAAAGGGCCGCGGTGGAGTGGCGTAGGAGATATGAGAGGGGTGAATATGCCGAGGAAGTGTTGGTGATTGATCCTACCGACCCCAGTGTGGCACAGCACTTCTTTAAAATGGATAAGACCGGGGATGACCCCGAGGAAGACTGGTTGGCGGAGAACTGGGGAGAGCGCGGTGAAGCCTAACATAACCTACAACAAGCATGACAATGAAGTTATGGTTAGGACGGATGAGAATTTTATTTATGTTATCTGTAAAGAAGAGAAGCAGACCGATAAAGTTGTGGAGAAATTAACTACTCCTCAGTGTAAGTTGGTCAGTTATGAAGAGTGGGATGAGGGTGAGGATAAGCGTTGGATACTGAGTTTCTTCGTAACACCGGATGAATATGAGATAACACCAGAATTAAACTAAGGAGTATGGCTATGATTTATATAATAGGCGGAATTGCATTAATAAGTTTTATCAGTGCTTTCTATCTCATATTAAGCATGGACTAATGTTATCTAGAGAATTTTTAATAGATAGAGGTTATTGTTGTGGGCATGGTTGTTTGATGTGTCCATACGAGCCCAAACACATACAGGGAAATAAAGAAATGAAATTTCTAGACATGAACAAACAGAACGGCCTAGCTTGGAAGGACGAAGGCTGGAGAGTTATAGTAATACATACACCCAAGTGTGCCAGCACAACAATCAGATCACATATTCTGCGTGGAGGACCAACCAATCTAAACAACAATGTTATTCCAAACAGGGGTGAGTTTCGTCTCTTGACAATAATGAGAAATCCCATCACAAGATTTTTTAGCGGAGCAGCCACAGCACTTAACAGCCCTATACTGGACAACCATTTTAGAGATAAGAATTATGAAGAGGGCACGTGGAAAGATCGGTTACTATATACATTGGAAGACGTAAAGAAAGAAAAGTATTTTAATATACACATAGTACCTCAGGTCTGGTTTCACAAAGGCTTGGACGGTGTTCCGTTTGGAATAGATGAGTATTTAAAATTTGAAGATATAGACAATGAGATCATAACAAAAATATCTGACGAGGCTAGTCCTGTCAATATTAATGCTAATCCGAATTGGAGAAGAGAAATTATTAGCCTTCGCAATGACCCAGATATACTTGAAGGAATTAGATCTGCATATGAAGAAGACTTTAATTGTTATTTAGAAAACATAGGAGATCTAAACATATGAAACCCAGCAACTGGATAGAGGGGATGTCGATGGAACTAAAACAAAAAAGAAAAGATCACATAATTAGGTTATTTGTTTATCTGATACTTATACCTGTAGGCTGTTTTACTAGCTGGTATGCGGTATGGAAGCTAGCAAGATGGTTATTGTGGGGAATATAAATGAACAAATGGGACAAAGTAGAAAAGAAGAAGAGTGCTGCTACTCAGCAGGATATAACTAATCTCTATATTTCAACAGCGGTCTGGGTATTGGCTGCACTAGCATACTTTTATTTTGTGATAATGGGATGGCATCTGTAATGAACTTAGCAACAATAGCAGGACACTTAGCATTTGGTCTGATAGCATTTAGCTTTCTGGTCAAGGACATATTATATTTGCGTGTAGTATCGGTAGTTGCAAGTCTGTTCTCTGTTCTGTATAATTATTTTATTCCTATAACACCTATGTGGTTACCGATCGGTTGGAATCTAGTATTTGTAGGACTCAATCTATATCACATAGCCATTATATTCTATGAGAAGCGTCCGATCAAAATGAAACCAAAAGACAAAGAGTTATATGAATCTCTATTCAAAGATCTTAGTCCTGTAGAATATCTCAAGGTCACCAAGATAGCTAAGTGGGAAAAATTTAAGAGTGGGCATCACATGATTAAAGAGGGTGCAGACGTAAAGAAACTAATATTAATTTATAACGGCACTGTGGACATAGCAGTAAAGGGAAAGAAAGTTACAGAATTAAAAGACGGGCAGTTTGTTGGTGAGATGAGTTTTCTTACAGAAAGACCGGCAACTGCTGATTGTATTGCAAAACATGATACTGAATGTTTAGTGTGGAAACAGCCTGAGTTTAAATCTCTACTTAAGCGTAATCCTTCACTTTACTTTTCAATTCAATCATTACTCAGCGCACAGGTATCAGACGCACTGATTAACTCATCGAAAAAAGCAGATAGTACTAGTTGACATACTTTATAATTATTCTATCAATCAAGGTTATTGCAATATATTTTATATACTTGCAGAAAAGACAAATGGAGGTTACATGCGTAGATGGAGCAGCGGAACAAAAAGAACACTAGGGAAAAAGACTAGAAAGTCTGATCATCATGAAAAAGATTATCGTTACCCACCAAAGCCAGACTCATATTATGATGTAAAAGAAAAAGGCCAGTGCAGATGGTGTGGTAGCATTATTAATGATAATCAAGGCAGAAGGAATATGAGAGCTAGCTGGCACCCTGAATGTTCTGAAAAGTATATGATGTTATACGATGGAAAAACAATAAGAAAATACATTAGGCAGAGAGATTATGGTGAGTGTTGTGAATGTGGTGATTACGATCCACGATTCGAAGTAGATCACATAAAGCCGTTATACGAACAGAAGGGACTACCCAATCATGCAATAGATTTGAGCTACTGGGATGAAAGAAATCTCCAGACTTTATGTAGGCCCTGTCATAAAAAGAAAACAAAAGAGGACGTAGGGCGCTTAGCAGAAATAAAGCGTCGAAAAAAAAGTGAAAAAAAGCAAAAATAATCCTTTACTTTTACGCGAAAAAGGCTTAAGTTAAGCCATGACAAATAACAAAAAAACAAGGGTTACAACAAACATGAAAAATACAATCGTAAATGAAATCAACAAAATGAATTCTGAAGAAATCAACGAACTAATTGGAGTTATCAAAAGACGTAGACAAGTTCTTGGCTCAATGGCTGCTAGCTTATTTGCTAAAGGTGATAAAGTTACTTTTGAAAACAATGGTCAAACAGAGCCAGGTGTGGTTTTTAAAGTAAAGAGAAAATATATTGAAGTCGACATTCTAGACGGCGCAATGAGATATAATGTTCCAGCAACAATGTTAACTAGAGGTTAATAATGAAAGAATACGTTACTACAGTGACTGGTGATTCTATGGTTGGTGAAGATTATAATGACAAAGAAGGTTTTGGGAGGGTCAGAGATGTTTCTTTCTTTGACCTAATCTTTAAATGTGGCTTCATAACAGAACACGCAATTCATGACGGATACGCAAAGAACTTTGAAGTATCATGGACTATGGAAGATGAAGAGTTAAATATAAATGAAATATCAGATGCTGACTCTGGTGAGGTGTATTGGTGGGACAAGACTTACGAAAACTGGACAGATATGGATGAAAAGCTTATCACTAATTTAATGATGTGGGGTAATTTTGGAGAATAATCTTAAGGTAATTAACTGCAACAAGAATCACAACCCTGTGATTAACAAGAAGCTTAGGGAGGTAACTGTTGAAGAAGGAATGGAAATTGCAACAAAACTATTTCAGATACTTAACAAAAGAAAAGACGGGATTGGCTTGGCAGCGAATCAAGTGGGAATTGATGCACAAGTGGCCGTACTCAATGTTCGTGAGCCTATTATACTCATCAACCCTGAGATCATTAGTAAGTCTGACAAGGTCAGCTATTATGAGGGTTGCTTATCTTACCCTGGCAAGGGAATACGAACCGAAAGATACGAAACAGTCGAAGTAAAAACTGCACAACAGGAAGGTTCGTTGATATTTAGTGGTAAGGCAACTGGTATCGAAGGTGCCAAAGGTGTATGGGAAGATAAATCCAATCAGCAAGATACTGCAATACGACTTTTAGAAGCTGTATGTGTGCAACATGAAGTAGACCATTTAAGCGGAATCGTTTGCATGGACAGAAGGATAGATACGACTTATCGTGCAGAAAAGAAGATTGGTAGAAATCATTTGGTTACCATAAAAAAAGGCGATGCAGTTAAAGTAATGAAGTATAAGAAAGTGCAAAACTTACTAAAGGAAGGTTGGGAAATAAGTGGATAAGATATTAGAGCTCATGCTCACTAGAATAGAAAATCTAGAAAAACGTGTTATGCAATTAGAATCACAGCCTAGACATGAAGGAGACGATAGAGCTGCAACTACTAAACTTCTGGAGTATTTAAAAGAAAACAGTAAGAAGAAAGAGAAAGATGAGGAACTTAACAGATGAAGAAAAAATTAGTTACGTCTTAATAGGAATCGCAATCGGTATCGCTGTTGGGTTTTTGTTAAAAGTCTGGATCGATACTACAACACTTATAAACACTATCGGAGTCCACATATGATAGAAGAAAAAGAAATCGATTTTTATAAAAGAATACCGGCGTTCTATTCACAGAAGTCACCGATCGATTCTATTATTATCGATTTAGTTTTAGAACATTTTAATCATAGATCTCTAGCAGGTGCATATGAAGACCTCACATCAGAGGAATTCTTTGCTATTGTAGAGCAAGCACATATTCAGTATGTTAAAGATATTGAAGCCGCTGCACTTAAAACATACTTGGAGGGGAAATAAAAAAGTTACAAAAAAGCAAAAAAAGTCCTTTACTTTTACGCAGAAAAGTATTAGATTAGAGCATCAAATATAGGATAAAAATAAAGGTTACATATGAATAATAAAAAACTAATCAACTCACCAAGGGACAGAGAATTACTGTTCAGACTTCAACGTCTTCATGATCGTCTTAATACTTCTAATAGTACTAATGACAAAGTTCAAGTACTTAAAGATTTCTTAGTATCAGATAAAGAATTACAAGAGCTAGTTTCAATGATGTACAATCCTTACATGCAGTACGGTGTAACTTGGAAAAATATTCTTAAGCGTAAAGACTTAGACTTTGAGTTTGATGGTAGAATATTTGATCTTCTTAAGATGCTAAGTGAAAGAAATATTACAGGTCACTCAGCTTTAGGTTGTGTTAATAATTACAGGCGTAGAGTCGGCATGGACTTTCCATTATCTCTTGTATTTGAACGAAGTCTTAAAGCTCGTGCCGATTCAAAGCTTATTAATAAAGTTATTCCTGGTCTGATCCCTACATTTGATGTTGCTTTGGCAACTGCATTTGAAAAGCATGCACACAGAATTGACTGGGACAATGAAGAATGGTTCTACTCACGTAAGCTAGATGGTGTC